CCTGTTGTTCTATATGCATCTAGTATTANTTTTTTTTCATCATCTGATAATACATATGGTTCTGAATCAGCACCTCTATGTATATTAGACCTAAAATCTTCTTTTGGTTTTATTCTTTTTGTGGAAGCTATAATTACACCATCAACCACGATAGTTCTAACATCAAAATCCATTTCTAAATATTCTTGTATTAATAAATCTGCATTAAACTTCCATAGTGATTGTATAACAGATATCATACTTTTATAATCATTTACAATTGATACACCAATACCTTGTGTACCTGTNATTGTTTTTACGATTACAGGAAACTTNTTACCTATTCTTTTATGTGCATCTTGTACAGATTCTTCGTTATTAATAATAGATGTTCTGGGTGTTTGTATTCCATTTTGATTGAATGTAATATAGGTTGACATTTTATTATCACAAGTTGCCATACCATTACGATTGTTAATCATAAATGCACCTGCTTTTTCAAAAGTAGAAAGTAACGCAAGTCCTACCTCATCATCTAAAACTCCAGCACGAACAAATACGACTGTTTTGGATATATCAAAATCTACTCTATCACCTTTAATATCAGATACACTTATTAATCCTTTCTCTATATCGTTTGTAGATACCCATGCTTTTCTAGTGTTAACTATATGGCAAGGTATTTTATTTTTATCTGCATACTCTTTGATTTGATTAGAAACAACTTCTTTTTCTTTAGATGATACTTTCGTTAAGACGGCGATTTGAATATCACCATCATTCACATTTTCTTCTGTGATGAATGATTGAAAGTTTTTCATAATTTATTCAGGTTTCCATTTACCCATTGCTTCTTGTTTACCTTTATAATCTGCAAGTGCAGCTTTGATTGCATCTTCTGCCAAGACTGAACAATGAATTTTTACAGGTGGTAATGCAAGTTCATTTGCAATATCACTATTCTTAATTTTTGCAACTTCGTCTACAGTTTGACCTTGAACCCATTCGGTCAATAAACTTGATGATGCGATTGCAGAACCACAACCATAAGTTTTAAATTTTGCATCTGTTATAATACCATTATCATCAACTTGAATTTGAAGTTTCATCACATCACCACACGCAGGCGCTCCCACCATACCTGTACCAACATTTGGGTCTTCTTTATCAAGAGTTCCTACATTTCTAGGATTCTCGTAATGGTCTAAAACTTTATTTGAATATGCCACTATTCTACCTCTCTTTTTTTACCTATGTTATATTTAGTTTCCAACACCCATTCATCTTTTTCTTTAAATGAAATAATTTTAATTTGACTTAATGGTGCGATAGGTTCTGGTGTTGCTTTCATTTCTACCAATCCCCAATCACTTAGAAGTTTGACTATTGTATTTCTTCTTGCAATATCATTCTCTGACAAGTTGGTATCTTTACCATCAAGTGCAAATAGTTCTTTAAAGTGAACGATATAATATCTTCCTTGTTTATGAAGTATGTGGCAAGATTGATATAACTTTCTTTCTTTTCGTGAAGCAACTCCGATACGAGATAATGTTTCTCTAATCTTTAAGAAGTCGTCTGGTTCTTTTAGTAGAACCTCAAACATATGCTCCTGTTTCCAATTTACATTATTTTCCATGTTTACCACCTTTATTTAAACTATTTCTTATAGTTTTTATTTGTTCATCATTTAGTATATTAAGAGCAGATTTAGCTTTCTCATTACCATAACCATAATACTCTTTTACACATTCTAAATCCTTTTCCTTCTTTGCTTTGAGCCAAGGCGTATATCTTGACCTTGTTCTAAGAGTATTTAGTAAAAAATCAAACTGTAATTTCTTATCTAGTTGGTGATTCATATTCATTTCATTTACTAGGAAGATGGTATCTTGAAAGGGTGCTAGGCACTTGTTTATAATGTATGCTGGATATTTCTTTTCCCATTGCTCATCTTCACCATCCATAAGTTTTTCTTTGGAAGTATTGATTGCTTTAAGATATTCTTTTAGTTCATACATTATCTATTTCCATTTGACTTCGACCATAATCTCTGTCAAACAAGCAAGTAAATTTATCTCTTGGTCTGCAACAAATGCTGACTGATACTGATACTTTGCGAGTATAAGAACTGCATGAGGTATTGTACTGCCATCCACATGATTGTAAAGATTATCATAAATCCTACGAAAAATGCGTACAGGGTCATTGTCAAGATTATGCACAATCCACTTTCGCACATTTGTGAATTCTTTCTCTTTGAGTGCAACCATAAGTTCATTGATATTTACCTCGCTAACATTTACAAGAATACCAGCATCTATTTCACCAGATGTAGAGTATCTTTGTAATTCATTTAAAGTTCTTCGCCAGTCTGGAAAGTATTTAGTCAACACTTCCATTATAACTCTTGGTTCGTATTTTACATTTTCTTTTTCAAGAATGTTTTTAACACGACCAAAGAATTCTTTGGCAAGTTTTGGTTTATCAACCTTTGGAATAATAAAATCAACCACACTACATCTTGAGTGTAATGGTTCTATTAATCTGTTCTTGTAATTACAAGTAAGAATGAATCCACAGTTTTTGTGAAATTCTTCCATGAACCCACGAAGGGCAGGTTGAGTGGATTGAGGATTTAAATAATCTGCTTCATCAAGTATTACATACTTACGACCACCTTCTAGTGATACTGTTGATGCAAAGTTTTTAATTTTATTCCTAAGAACATCAATACCAGATTCTTCTGAACCATTTACAAGTAATGATGTTGCACCAATTTCATCAAGCATTGCCTTGGCAACAGTAGTCTTACCTACGCCGGGCCCACCTGATAAAATTAAGTTTGGTACATGTTTGTCTTCTACAAAGTCTTTAAAAGTTTTCTTTAAGTTCTCTGGTAAAATACAATCGTTGATAGTGCTTGGGCGATGTTTTTCCACCCATAAAAAAGTTTCCATAATATAAAGTCCAATTTGTTATTCATAACTTGATTCTGGTTCAAGTGCAACCCAATACTCAACAGCTTTGTTTGTAGATTTTAGATGACTGATATTCTTTGATGATATTTCTACATCATAGTTACCTTCCATTACTTTTAAATTTTCTACTTTATAATAAAATTTAAAGTTACTACCTTCTGTTATTGTATCAACATCTACAGAGAATGTATTTGCAGTATCATTCTTTTTATCTTTAACTGTTAAGAATACATCAGCATCTTTTTTCTCTAAGACTAAATCTGGTGCTTGGATTACACCAGCAGCTCTTTTCAGTTTGTTTAAGTTTTCACCATTCAATGTAAACGATACTTCCTTACTTGGCATAGTAATCGTTTTACTTGGTGAAGTAACAACTGATGGGTCTGAATAAAAATATTTCAAAGAATTCTTTGGACTATTTTCTTCTTTAATAGTTACAAACCCTTCTTTAAAATCTAAAATAGGACTTGTAAATAAAGATATAGAAGCAAGAAATTCATTTAGGTCGTAGATTGCTACTTCCTTATCGAATGATTCTTCTACATCTGCTTTTGCAACAATGTTTTTCATAGCAGACATTGTTGACAAGGTACTACCTTCTTTGATGACAAGATTTTGATTTATTGTCGCAAAGTTTTTTAACACTTCAATAGTGTGGTCACTTAGTTTCATAATATAACTCCTTTAATTTTTAATTTCTTTTGTCAATGTTGGTGATTTAAATTGCTCTTGTGTTTCTTTACTATCTCTAATATTAAAGTTAGCAGACATTGTTCTTCGTTCTCCATCACCAAAAAACGGCATGACACAATGTTGTAACCAATTAGGAAATATCATCATAAATCCTTTCTTAGGTTTTATGTATTCCTGTGCATCTAACTTTAATCTATAAACATCATTGATTGTATTCGTTGATGTTATTAAACCTGTAAATCCATCAATACCACCAGCTGCATTATGTAATGTAGGAAACTCTGGTTTTTCTTCAATACACTTTGGTACTTTTAAATACATTATCATAGATAGTCCTGCTGGTGTTTGACAACCATGTGCATGTAATGGATTATAATCTCCAGCATAACTATGCACACTCCAAGCTTCAAATGATTCTGCAATACTACCACGACTATATCCAATTTTATCTGTTAATAAACTAGTTGCACATCTATCTATAACAGTTTTAAAATCTTTTCCCATTTTATCATCTAAAGGAAAAGTCCATTGAGCAGATTTTTCGTTTTGATTAATCTGTCCAACTAACTGACTTTCGTGAGACACATTACTAGGTATAATTACATTATCAATATGATTGTTAATGTCATCAACAAATGCATCTGGAAACTGTACTGCTAATAATTTATAAGCAGGAACAGTTTTTATTGATGCATGAGATTCAAAATTTAAGTTTGAAGATTTTTTTGTACCTAAAGAATCTGAAAGGTCTTTTAAACTCACTCTTATTCGCCTAAAGTTACATTGATGTTTGCAGAAAATGTTCTTCTTTCATCATCTTCTTTTCCAAAGAAAGGCATAACACCATGTCTTAACCAACTAGGGAACATAATCAATGTACCAATTTCTGGTTTAACATATTCTTCTGTAATAGGTCGCATCATATTAATATCACGCATACCATTTTGACCCCATGTTAAATATGTAAATCCATCTACTGCACCAGAAGATTCATTTAATCCTTCAAATTCTTCAGCAGGATTACCTAGTGTTTGAATACATCTAGGAACTTGTAAATACATGATACACGATACACCCATTGGTGTTTTAGTGCCATGGTCGTGTATTGGATTGTAATCACCACTATAACTATGTACAGTCCACATTGATTCTATAGAAGTTTTACATTCTGTTTCTTCACCCATTGACCTATTCACAAATTCTTTTGCAAGTCTTTCTAATACACTACCAAACATTTCACCAACTTCATCACCCTTATGTGGAAAAGTTAATTGAGCTGACTTTTCTTTATTCTGTCTAATCTGTCCAACAAGACCTTCTGAATGGTCTACATTATTTGGAATAATTGTATCTTCAATGTGTTGATTTATTTCTGTTGTAATTTCATTTGGGAATTGACACCTCATAATATTGACAGCTGTTTTTGGTCTAAAGGCAATTTCAATACCGCCTGGATTTTCTGGTACAGGTTCACCTGTATCTACTTGTTGTGTTTCTTCACTCATAATATTTTCACCTTGTTCTCGTTTATCTTGTGCAGCTTGCAATTGTGCATTATAATCATCTATCGTAAATGGTTTATCACCCATTTCACTTGGTCTAATTATTTCGGATTTGCCAGTTTCAGAATTGAATCTATCAATACCACCCACACCCATATCAGCATCATTTATATTCTTATCACTCATAATATATTCTCCTTATTCAATCAATAGTTCTTGGTTTTTTGTGTTCTGGCACAATCTGTTCCAATTCTATTTCAAGTAAACCATTTTTTAGTTTCGCGTCTTTGATTTCAATATCATCTGCAAGAGTAAACTTTCTAGTGAATGCTCTTTTTGCAATGCCTTTATGAACTAGACCTTCATTTGGGTCTGTATCAGTCATTACATCTGCCGATTTAATCACTAGAACGCCATCAGTCAAAGTAACTTCTATTTCATCTTTACTGAATCCTGCTAATGCAATTTCAATAACATGTTTAAAGTCATCTGTCTTTCTGATATTGTATGGTGGGAATCCACCTGTTTCGTAGGTTGTTCCATAATCTACAAGTCTATCAAAGACCCTATCAAATCCAACCGAAAAAGGTGTAATTTGATTTATATCAAAATGTGTTAGTTTTACCATAATAGTTAACCTCCTTAGTTAAGCAAAGTTTATAGTGTGAACCCATTAGGCGTTCACAGTATTATTTATATAAATTGTTTTTAGGTTTTGTATATTTTTTCCAAAATTCTTTATGATGTTCTTTACTAATACCA